CAGTTTTATTCTCTTCATCATGGATATACAATTGAATCAATGTATAGTGCAAGATCTTCATCAGGTCTTTTCTGGCATCACAGGCACTACCCTTGTTGCCGTATCTCTTGGCATACTTGATTACATTGCCCAAGCAAAAACCAGTACCATGCCCACTGTCAATAATAACATCCGTGGCTTGATACTTGTCGGTCGCGTAGTGTTGGTCGTATGTTTTATCAACATATTGTTGCAACTCCTTGATTAATTTGTCTTCGTAGAATTTATAATTAACTCTGGTTGTCACTGACTCTTCTCCTCAAATCACTTGTCGAGAACCTGTGGTCTCGTTTATTAAAATAAATTTCTATACCTCTACTGGCACAAATTGCACGGCCTGTAAAAGTTGCATCTTTGTATTCTTCACCTATAATTCTAACATTAATATCTACCATTGTCAAGATATCTTCTAGGTCTTGTTCTGTAAGGTATGGTATAATTTCATCTACATAACGTAACGAATTGAGTTGAGTATATCTCTCCACCACGGTTTGTATAGGTTTGTTTTTTTCTGGGCGATCAACAGTCGGGTCTACTTGCAAACCACATATGAGATAGTCACATTGTGATTTTGCTTCACGCAACATAGAACAATGTCCTGCGTGTAACAAGTCAAATGCGCTTGCAGTAAACCCAACAATCATAATTAATTAAGTGTTTCTTTACTATCGTCGTTATAGGTTACTATGAGTGAACCTTCTTCATTTAGTTCGATTTCTTTGGCGTCAAAAGCTTCAAGAATAATTCCCCAAACATGAAGTATGCCAGCCTCTTTTCCAAAAAACCTACCCAAATAAAACGAAAATATCAATAAACCAGTTGCGATTAAAGTATGTATATACGGATCCATATTTTTCTCCTATGTGAACTTAATATTTTTTAATCTTTCACCAGCTCTAGATTTTTCAAATACAGGAATGTCATCTTCTTCAATAAGAGTCTGTTCTTCCTGTGCCACATCATACAACCTCATTTTAGACCGATCAATGCCGACAATAAATCGTTTATTGTTGTTAGGATCATTGTAACGGTTCTTCAACTGTTTCACCATAATCTGACCGAGTTTATCCATCTCTTCATTAGCTACTAGAGCAAACATTAAATCCGCAGTCGCCGGCAAACCGAACGATTCAGAAGTGTCTTCCAAACCAGGATCAGAATTACTGAAACCTGATCTAGTTGTCTGTGTCGCAGATACGATAGGAACATTAAATTCTACCGCCAACCCTCGCATTTCTTCAGCAATTGCCTTGATATACGAATATGAGTTGATAGCGCCACCCATACCCTTCATTCTTGAAGATGCACATATATTTAGGTAATCTATAAACACAATTTCTGGAACAAACTTTTTCTTTAATTTTAACTCATTTAACAGTGCCCGGAAGTGTCCTATATGAGCAGCACCTGTTGGGTATTCCTTGATTATCAGTTTCCCTTGTGTGCTTTCGGCAATCTTACTAACACGGTCTTTAAACATTTTCTCTGACATGTGATCTAATTGATCCACGTTAACATTCATTAGATTGGCGTCAACACGTTCTGCAATACGTTCTTCAGCCATTTCCATAGTAATGTAAAGGACATTACGACCTTGCGATAGGGCACTGGCGGCGACATGACACATGAACAGAGACTTACCTACGCCTGTACCTGCCAACGCGATGTTCAGCGTCTTATTTGGCAAACCACCTTTGGTAATGGTATTAAAGTACTCAAGGTCGAACGGAATACGTTCTTCCTGTTCATGATAAAAGGCGAAGCGTTCATCAACGTTTTCAAGATAATCATGACCTACGTTGGTGTCAAAACACACCGCCAGTGCATTCTGTAGGATATCAGGTAAGGCATCTTTGGTAAACGTATTATGTTTACCATCAATAATTTGAATCGATTCCATAATCGCCAAATAGACTGCCCTATCCTGACACCATTTTTCAGTTTTATCCAACAACCATTCTTCGTTCTCAGGTTTGAACTCAAATATTGTAGGAAGAATATCGAGTGCAGAAGTATAGTTCTGTTCAGTAAAAAGATCTGACTGATCTATCTCAACCTTAAAAGCTTCCATGGTTGGAAGTTTATTATATTTGGTTGTAATTTTGGTTAGTTCAATGAACAATGATCTATAAATACCTTCAAAATATTCTTTCTTAATGAAAGGTATTACTTTACGCATATACGTTTCATTAGTCAAAAGATTTCTCAGTATTTGTTGTTCAAGATCAATCTTCATTGTTATCATCGTCTCCATAAATTAACGAACCATCGGATGCTGCGGATTCAAGAATACTCTCTAATACATCAGCTGCAAAGTTTTGAAGGTCAACATCATCTACATCTAAACTTGAATCTGGTGTAGATTGTATCACAAAATTAAATTTTAAGCAATCATCTTCGAAAGAGATATTACCGAAACGGATAACCGTCTCAGTAAACCTTCCTTCCAAAAACCTAACATCCCAGGCTTGAACGTTATCCTCATCTGCAGGAATCAGTTCATAATGAACGCCTTCATTTACAATTTGTAAACTCATACTATTCCTCCAATTCGATTCCAAGGTCTACGGTTTCAGCTCCGACTGTAAATGCTTTTTTGACAAACTCTTGAAAAACTTTATCTTCCAGTATACTCGACCAGAAGTTTTTGTCAAGGTCTGCGAGACGATATTTTTTATCCTCGTTAACTTTCTGATACCATCCATTAGATGGTTTGACAACATGGCCACTTGCCATAGCAACATCAAGTAGTCCAGACATCTCATTGATACCACCTTCCCATGAGACAGAGATTGGAATTTTAGATTGTTCTTTTACGTAACGAGACTTCTCCACCTTGATCACGAAGTCATAACCCGTGACCTCAGTACCAGTCTTATTCTGTCTACGACCAATAATCCAAATTGTGTTGGCGCTGTAATAGATCCCTGTGCCTCCACCAACAACATCTTTAGGGAACAAACCGATCTCTTTGTAAGTATGGTTGATGGCAATCAAAGGGATGTTTTTCATCGCAAGATACGGAGTAACCATGCGGAACAAACCTTTGAATGCCTTTGCACGAGACATGTCTGCAGCAGAATTTTCATTCATTGCATCGTCAAGTTCTTTCTTAGAGGCAAGGTTGCCGATCGAATCAACCACTACGATAACATCATCTTCTTTATCCATCCCTTCTAGTTGGCCTACCAGATCAAACTTCAATTGTTCAGCATCAGTAATAGGTACATGCAACACTCGCGATGTGTCAATACCGAAGTTGTCAAAGTAAGATTGTGGCGAACCAAACTCCGAATCATAAAACAACATGACGGCATCGGGTTTTGCATTAAGATATGCGGCTGCAATCTTGAGCGCGAACGAAGTCTTGAAGTGTTTAGATGGTCCCGCCAATACTGTCAGGCCGGCCGTGATCCCACCATCAAGAGATCCTGTTAACGCGACATTTATCATAGGCACATCAGTTTGTACCACTTCCTTTTCTTGAAAAAATTCTGACTCATCCATTTGGGAAGTCAGTTTAATCTTAGAGTTCTTTTTCAATTTAGCCATTAATGACATATACTAATCCTTTAAGTTTCGTAAGTTTATACATTCATCTAGTACAGAAAGTTTATCTGTCATCCCAGACAACAGTCTAACATCTGAATTAGCATACTCTCCACTATATGATATGGTTTGTTTATATGATGCGGAAGCATCCGATTGTGCCTTAACAAAAGTCGGTAACGTGACTGATGCATCCATCATGATCGGATGTTTCAACATTAACCGGCGAACAGCTGTCGGGTTAGATCCTCCAACATCTACTATGGTTTGGTGTAGTTGATTGAAGAAAGTTTGTTTGACAGCTCTATATCCAGACAGTCCCAATTTAGCAAACACAACATTGTGTATGGTGTCCATAACAACCTCTTTCATTTGAAAGAAACTATGCATGTATAGAACATCTCTCAAGGCCGCTGTCGCGTTAGGAGAACCACCCAAAAAAACGAAATCTGAATTAAGAACACTTTCTGTATCCTCATACAACTCTGGGGAATACACCACTTTATTATCCATAAACTCTTTACCAACAGCGGAAATCAATTTGTTCAGAGTATCGATATTAATTGAAGTTTTAATACAGATACCAGATTTTGTAGTTTTAGATATACGCAATATGGTATCAACGAATTCTGCATCATCAGAAGAACCATTCTTTAGAAATGGAACATCTAGACATATAAAGATCACCTGTGGTTGCCACTCAAACAAGGATTCGATATCTTTGTAGATGACTTGTTTGTGTTCAGATGTTTTAGAATCTAATCCAGCTCTAATACTATCCGCTAAATAATTATCACCAATAATTCCCAACTTCCTAAGAGTGGGTACTGCTGACTTTTTAACTTTTTGATTCTTTGACTTATTGGGTTCAATCTCTTCCCAAGAAACAATGTTATCATCTTGTTCCATATTATCTCCTATACGTTTCTGTAAGCATATTCAACTGCACGATCTGCTTCTTTTTCTAAAGGTCTATTATCATACCACATTCCATTGTCTCTGTCAAGTTGACGACATAACTCGGCAACCTGATTTGCTGTGATTGGATAGTTACGTTTGATGGCGTTACCAGCAATCGCCACCATTATTTGGTACATTTTATGGTACCATCCAGTTTCAGTTATTGATTGATATTCTACTCCAAGCTGTTTAGGGAAAAAGGGACAGTCCCGATAATCTGACCAAACAATATCAGAGTTATCCATCTGTGATTTCCTATGTTCAATAACTGCTTTAGCCATTGCTGGTGGCAATCTGTCTAAAAAAGAATTTCCGGTTGATGGTTTATAACTCCATTGGGACATTATATAATCAGGATCTACATTTTCACCAACGTTATCGAAAATAAAATTCATAGCTTCTGGGTACTCAGCTGGAACATAGTACATTCTCGACAAATCTTTGGTTTGTTTATCACCAATATCCTCTAATTGTTTATTAAACGCATACCAGAAATGTGGTATCTCATCCTTATCAATTTCTCTAGTTAAAGGAAATACGAGTCTGAACTTAGGTTGAATCGGAGTGCTTGAAGCAGTAGAATAACAAACGAAATTATATTTGCCACAGATTCTTTGAATGTTGTTACGGTAGTCTCCGGTATGTATGTCAAAATCATCAACATCAACAGCACACCAACGACTCCAACGAACAACGTTTTTATTACTTCTCGTGCCATTTTTGACATACACAGCAGGAGAAATAAGAGGACTAGAATTATTTCCACCTTTTGATCCTTGTTTCACTGATAAGTTTCGGAACATTTGAACGAATTCTGGCCATGATTCGTATTCCATTCTTCTATGAGTTTTATTATCGAATGTGTTTTTGAATATAGTAATCTGATACATGATACTATTATAAAGTATTTTTTTATGTATGTCAACCAAAAAAACTTTCTAATGTGGCTCTGGGTTCAGAGTCCCAACCAACCGCATCTAGGATTGGTGTAAGTGGGTCGAGGAAGGTTTTCTTAAACATCATATCATAATCTATTTTTGAATTAAGATCGAATTCCTTAGGCAGTTGTTGTGGAAACGATATAACATTTTCCTTTAGGCGATTGGGCATTTTAAGATAAACGAATTTAATTTTTTCGCCGTTTTGGATCTTTTCGTACTTGTCTGTCAGACCAAGTTTGTCAATGTGGTGATTATAAAGTAAGGAACCTCGAACATGAATTGGAGTGCCCTTACCATAAATGGAATGTCGTTCAGAAAATTTAGTTATGTCACTAACCCCTCTAGGGAAAGAAACTTCTTCAGCTGACAGTGATCTGAATTCTTGTTTAAAATCGGCAATAAATTTTTGAGTATCAGACTCGGTACCTTCAATAATAACACGAAACACCTTTTTGAATTTATCACGAACGACTTGAGGCGTACTTGACTTGACAGCTTCAATACCCATCATCTTTAGTTTTGGTTCTGCATACTGAACGCCTTCACTGTTATGAACGTTAAGAATGTATCTTTTCTTCGCCATCCAAATACCACGATCGGCAATAACCTCACGTTTCATAACCATTCGATCTACATAAGCATTGGTATCTTCTGCAAGTTTAGCATATGCTTCTGCAATTTTTTCCTCAAAATGTTCGCAAACCTTATCAAGAAATTTAACGGGGTTCGCAGGGTTGTGTATTTTCACTAATTGTGACATGTTGATATACACAGAGTCGGTGTCAATTGCAATTACATAGTCATCTTTGGTGCCTAGTATCTGTTGTAATTCATTATTAACAGCAGTCTCTGCACATTTAATAGCACGTTGACCACTAGTTGTTACTGCCTCAGCAACTCTCTGATCGAAGTAACGAAAATACTTGTTAGCTAACGCACCATATAATGAGTTCATTAGAATCTTAATACCAGTCTGTTCAGTGTCAAGATTATCAATTTTTTTAGCAAGAACATCAGATGGTTCTTGTTCGTATTGTTGTTTTACTTCGAGCATGTCTTTCTTGATTCTGACTCGGCGATCATAAAATTTACGAATAACTCGTGGAATAATGCCTTCACGATCCAAACGATACTTAGTACCGTTGTTTGCCAAAGCACAGTTTTGACTATCAGAATAATCTAAAGTCTCAGGAGAAATGTTGTATTGAACCATAATGTTAGGATACAGAGAGTTAAGATCAAAAGAACACACCCAATCATGTGAACCAACAAATGGTTCCTTAACATATCCGCCGACGATCTTAGGAAGAGTTTCTGGAACAGGTGGTTTAGGTGGAATGACAATTTTATCATTCATCAATTCGTTGTATATTGTTGCATCCCAAATTGCAGTTGTACCCAAAGCATCTTCTAATTTTGAATGAGCACCGTATGCCATTGTCATGACCAAGGTTATAATGCCAAGTTTTTCTTCTAAACGTTCAACTAACTCAACGTCTTTTATATTATAGTCAATAAACTTTTGATGATCTTGTTTGTACAACGAATGGAGGCTACCATACTCATCGTAAGATAATTTTCGTTCACCCAACACAACGTTTGCAATGTGATCGAGTTTATAGGATTCTTGTTGACCATAGGTGTTCCATGTAAACTTTTTAAACAGATCAAAGTAATCGAGTTGTACAATACCTTCTATGTCATAGGCCTGTTGTTGACGGTTCATGATAGTCACATTACGTTCTATGATGTTCCCCCATGGAGAATACATTTTTACAGACTCAGAACCTACAAGTTTAGTAGTACGGTTAATCAAATAAGGTATATCGAACAGATATGTGTTCCATCCTGTAACTATGTCGGGCGGATCATTAAACCACCAAGACAAAAACGATTTCAGAAGCTCGGTTTCATTTTCACATTGTCGATACGCAACATCATATTCTGATTTAGAAACATCATAATCATCAAGACCCCAAACTTCATAGGTATCAGAATGGTTCGTTTTGTATGCAATTGATATAACTGGATGTCTTGCTTCTTGGGGTAAAGGAAACCCTTCGTCTGATGCAACCTCAATATCGATAGTGGCAACCTTAACCAAGTTACGTTCGAAGGTAATGTTTTCAGCAAAATCTGTCGATAAGAACTGCAGAACGAAATTGTTTTGACCATGGATAGGTTTACCACTAACATTTTGATAGTCGCGAATATGATTATTAGCCTCTCGCATGTTATCGAAACCAATTGGTATTAGTTTTTCTCCATACAAACCACGGTAACCCGTGTCTTCCTTACCATGGTACATTTCGAAAAGAGTTGGTTGGTAGAAAACTTTTTCTTTAATGGCCTTTCCGTCATTGCCATAACCGCGCCAGTGGATATAATTGTTTTTTCTAGATACTGATGTGTAAAATTTCATGATGTAATTATAAACCAAATTTCAGTCATTGTCAAGGGATATCCATTCAACGTCAGGATGACTTTTACGATTGTATATTATGTTTTTATCATACTTCCCATTTTTATCTTTTGTTTTTTTCCTATCAATTACTGTACCACCGTATTTTTCATCGAGTATCTGTGTGATAGGCGAATCAATTATTATTTTTGGTCTTTGGTGACAAGCGTGACAACTAACGTCAACACCCGTCTTGTTGGTCCATTCTACATGTTTAAATCTATTTGCAGGCCAATAGATATTTCTTTTTTGATTATCGTGTCTTTTAGACCACTGATCGGTTGCTGAATGCATAATACCCATAGGACCGAGGTGTGTACCTGAAAGAAACGTATCTATCCAAATCTGGGCAATTTCTGAGTTCATTGTATAAAACTCAAATGCAGTACCTATTCCTGCAGCTGGAAACTGTTTCCACTTACTCATCAACATTCTGAAAACATCTTCGTGTTGAGGTCTTAGGTATGCATCATGTTCTAACACCCAAAACTTTTCGCCTTGTGATAAACGTTTGATCATGCGGTAGTTAGAATGCAGAGAACCAATTTCTTGAGGTGACCTATTCCTCAGAGGCGTGTTTTCTTTGTTGTGTGTTATTAAGATATTATCTGTTAGTTCAGGTAGTAATGTTTCCGGCGTTATACATTGCACAACTTCGATTTCAAATATATCTTTAACTGGTTCATACGATTGTAAAGCACGTTCCATGTAACGAACAGCTAGTTCGTTATTTAAATCGACTTGCATATATGCTTTTATCATGTTCATTCTCACAAATTGGTCCGACGTTTTTATTATCCGTTCCGTAGGACTAGGGAACGCCGGTAAACCCTGATACGTTACATCAAATAATCTGCCGTGAAAGGCATCGGTACCATCTGATGTTGTTCAGGAGTGTAGAAGAATGGTGCAACCATTCCTCCGACAATTAGAAATGCAAACAGTGCGATTCCTGTTGCTTCTTTTAATTTCTTAATCATCTTTTCTCCTTAACATACCAGTTACGACATTCCTGTACTGATTCAGAAACACCATCTAAAACCTCTTGAGCACAACGCTCATCGAGTTTACGGTTGCTATCTCCGACTAGAAGGATGCCGACTAGTGTCATCGCAATTATCATACCCATTAGAAGAACCAACTAATGGCGATCATAACGGGTGCTACTGCGAGTACGCCAAACAGTTGCGCGATTGCAATCATCTGGTCTTTTTTAGAGGAAATCCATTCCTCGCTTGTTGCTAAGTTTTTCATTTGAGTGTCCTTAATGAGAATTGATTTCTATTTTTCTCGGACGCTTCTCTTCGGGTAGTTCTACTCTGAGTTTAATCACTAGTAGTCCGTTGACGAATTCAGCTCCATCAACGACAACGTGGTCTGCGAGTCGAAATGTTTCCACGAATTTCTTCGTAGTAATCCCTTTGTGAAGATACTCACGAGTATCCTCTTCAGGATTTCCCTTGATGACTAGCACACCGGGTTTTGCTTCGATGTCTAGATCTTTCTTTTTGTAACCACCAAGGGCAAATTCCATGGCGTATTCCGTGTCAGAATATTTGATAATATTGTGACGAGGAAAACCCTTCTCGTTTGCGCCAGCGGCAGTTAGTCTTTCTATCTCATCCCATACATGGTCGAAACCAATGAAACGAGAATGGGGGAACGAAAACACTTTAGTTCGTGTATTAACCATTGCTATCTCCTTATTTAATTAAGCAAGATTGTTGTCTATCGACCGGACAATTCCGCATCGACACTATTATATATACCACAAAACATCTTAAGAGTCAAGAAAAATTTAACAGAGGAACATAAAATTTAATCTATTTCGAACCTATGTTATATTTTGGACAGAGTTCCCATTGATTCTTATCTTTATGGGATATGATTTTAACTTGACGTAATGGAGCTTGTTCGGCCATCATATTTTTATTAATAACAGATATCAATCCCCAATCGCACAATAGTTGTGCAATGGTATTTCTTCTAAAGATATCGTTGTCTTCTAAATTAGATTTTTTACCGTCAAGTAAAAACAATTCTTTGAAATGGACAATGAAGTATCGGCCTTGTTTGTGTAATATGTGACAGGATTGGAAAAGTTTATTTTCTTTCCTAGAGGCAACGCCCATACGTGTCAATGTTTCACGAACCTTTAAAAAATCATCAGGTTCATTTAAGACAATTTCCAACATTTCTGCTGGAGACCACAATTTATTTTCTTCCACCCTTATTAATCCTTATTCTTAAGTGTTGTATATTTTGGGTGGTAAGTAAGGATAAAACTTGTTTTGCCTTTTCATTGCTGTAACCATAATACTCTTTTACCACTTCCAAATCATCAACGATTTCAGGTTTCAACCATTTTGAAAATCGTTTTCTTTTTCTTACAATATTTATAAGAAAATCGAATTGAAGTTTATTATCGAGCATGTATTGACTGTTCATAGCATTTGCAACAGCAACGGTGTCTTGAAAATAAGATAAAGATCTATTAACCATATAGGGCTGATATGCGGATTCTGTTTCATCATCCACAATCATATTTTTTTTAGTGTAAGTTATTGCAGTTACATAATCAAAGGGATTCATTAACACCACCCATTATCGTAATCTATTTTATATACTTTTTTTATTTTTTCTTCTAGATCATCTGTAAGTTCCAGTGATAAAGATTTTATACTTTTATTTTTGTGTAGATCAGCTACCGGATACTTTTTCATTCTTTTCATGTTATAATTACATATTTCTTTTATATGTAACAACGCATCATTGATATTATTAATATCGTATATATGATCATACTTGTTCGGATCATTACCATAGAAGTATGTTTGTGGAAGCAAATGAACATTCATTAACACCCCACGTTCCATTGCTGAAACAGCCCTATCTAAAGAAGAAAATCCTGTTGCAGGATAATCTCTATTAGTAAGTTTGACAATTTTTTGTGTCTGCAAATAATCAATTGCAGATAAGAACCTTTTTACTGGATCACGTTTAATGACAAATCTTATACTATTTTTTCGGAATGGAATATCCATAATATCACCATGGACCCACCACTCATAATCTCGCCAGTTCTGAGGACCACCTTTAACATGAGTATATTTTAACCCGCCGGGGTGGTCTTTAAAACGAGAATTTCCTAACATAATAAGATGAAACTGCATCGTACTCTGCCAACCACATTTCGGTGCAATTCTCAAATCTACTAAGTTAGGAAAATATAATATATTATCTTGGCTCATTATTTAAAATCTACGTTCGCCATAATTTCAGTCATACAAGCAACCACGTTCAATTCATGATCAGCAACAAAAGCTGCCTTATACTGATAGTCTGCAAGAATCAACACTAGTTGTGGAATAGAAGACGATTCAACAACGTCAAACATGTGATCGTATATGTTCCTAAAAATTGTAGAAGTGTCAACGTCTACATTATTAGCAACCCAAGTTCTCATAGACTTAAAGTTTTTATCTTTCAGAGACTTAAATAAGACATCATAATTATCACTAGTTACGACAACATTAGTACTGACACCACCAATTGATATTCTCTGCAGTTCATTAATAACTCGCCGCCAGTCTGGAGCGAACCGCATTATCAGATCTATCAAATCCTGTTTTGATATAAAATCTATAGATTCATTATCAAGAATTGTTAATGCTCTAGTAAAGAAATCAGCACAAAGTTGTTGCATGTCTTTCTTTGTTGTATTAAATTCATAAACACTGCAACGGGAATGTAACGGTTCAATGATTCGATTCTTAAAATTACATGTGAAGATAAAACGACAGTTGTCGGAAAATTCTTCAATGAAATTTCTAAGAGCTGGTTGTGTTGAACGTGGATTCAAGTAATCAGCTTCATCAAGAATGACAACCTTTGTTCCACCCTGCAACGAAACTGACGAAGCAAACCTTGTAATTTTGCCACGAAGAGTCTCGATATTACCCTCATCAGAACCATTGACCATTATATAATCAAGTCCTAATTCGTTACAAAGGGATTTAGCTACAGTAGTTTTACCCAGACCAGCAGTTCCGGTGAACAGCATGTTAGGTAGTTCGCCTTTGTCTATGAGTTTTTGAAATGTTTCTTTAAGATGTTTTGGTAATATTGTATCAGATATTTTAGTCGGTCGATACTTTTCGACCCAGAGAAATTCTTCTCTCATTCACATGCCTCATTATATAAAATTGGAGCGGGGTGACTGAACCGCCCAGTCCACGATGAGAGGAACTCATCGTCTGTTCTAATCACACCCCCGCAAAAACTTAGGATTCAGATTCGTTAGAGTTAGAATCTTGAGTCTCAACCATTTGAATCAGTTCGATACACTGATCTCTAAGTTGACCAATGGTAGCAAGTTCTTCACCTCGAAAACCACCACGGCCAGCAACTGTGTCAATTACAGCAACTGTACTTCTCGTTACTCTATTAACCAGATCAATAAACAATTCATTATCTTCCATAATTATACTCCAAAAGTACTAGTTTTTTCAAGTGCAACCCAGTATTGAATACTGGTTTCTTTATTCACAAAATGTGAAATAAGTTTAGATGATATATTAACATCATAATCACCGTCAACCATCTTCAGATTAGAAATGTTGAAAATAAAATTGAAGTTACTACCTTCTGGAAATTTACCATCAACATCAATTGAAAACGCATTAGATGTATTATCGTTATTATCTATAACATTTAAACTCATAACATTATTAGCAATAGATACAGAAACTTCATTATGACCCAATACTGAAGCCGCACGTTTAATTTTCATAAGAGTCGTTCGATCAAGAGAGAAACTTACTTCTGACTCAGGCATAATAACATCTTCTTTAGGCGTTGTTAAAATGTCCGTATCTGCATAGTGATATTTAATTCTAGATCTGCCACTACCATCAGAAACCACAACGTAATTATCTTCGAACTTAAGTCTGGGAGAATCTAAAAGAGTCAACGTACTTAGAAACTCATTGAGATCGTAAATACCAAACCTTTTGGGAAAGGAAACATCTAGATCAGATGCACTAAGTACATTTCTAGCTTCAGACATAGTTTTAATTACATTACTTTCATTAAACACAATGTTAGAATTGATAGAGGCAAAGTTTTTTAAAACTTCTAGAGTTTTATCAGTTAGTTCCATAATATATTCCTTGCATTTTACTGCGGGTTAATTTACACTTATTATACACTTTTCTGCGGGTAAAGTCAAGCAACCTTTGAAAAGTTTTTGTGCTTGATAAACTCAATTTTACGATCAAATTTATTATCAAGAAGTTCACCTTTGTGTGAAATGATAAACACATTGGTCTCATTGTCTATTGTGTCAAGAATCTTGAGTAGATTCTCAACCCCATCCGCATCGAGAGAACTGTCGAAAGTCTCATCAAGAATCAGTAGGTTGGTGGCGATACTGTTCTTCATCTTAGCAATCTGCCTCCAAGTAAACAGAAGTGCTAAGTCGATGCGTTGTTTTTCACCCTCGGAGAAACTGTCATAAGAGAACGCATCACGATGTCGCGAGCGAATTGTTTCTTTGAATGCTTCGTCTAGGTCAAAGTGGACATAAAAGTCCAACACTTGAAGATACTGGTTTGTCAACTGATTTATTACAGGCAGATATTGCTTGATGATCTTAGTCTTAATGCCAGTATCTTTAAGGAGTTCAGTGATTACATTGTTGTATTCACGTTGTTCTGCTAGTTCTAGGCGCTCTTCGGTAAGAGCGTTTTTTTTACTTTCTTCACTTGAGAGAGTATCTCGTGCTTCGGACAGGCTATGTACACCTGTTTCGAGCTCGGATAACTCACTCTGTAAAGAATCAATTCTTCTTTGTGTCCATGTGATTTTCTCACGGACGGTTTTAACATCATCCAGTTTATTATTTTCGACATCGATATGTTCTTTAAGAATATTTTTTTCATGTTCTAACTCTTCGATTTTTGACTCGGCATCGTTTCTCGCTTGTTCCAGTTCATCCCGCTTGTGCTTGGCGTTCTGTATCTTATCCAATCTGAAGGAGGTTTCGATAGTTTGTTGACAGGTGGGGCAGTCTTCGTTGTCTTCATAAAACTTAATCTCTTTGTTTGATGCTTTCTGCTTAGAGTTAAACTGAAAGACATACTTACCAATTTCATTGATTTTTTTATCGAGACTTTGTTGTCGTTGTTGTAGATCTAATAACAAAGTATCTTCCCATTCTGTTACTTGGGTGTTAAGGCGGGCCAACTCTGATTGTTCTTCAGCAATTTGATCTAGTTTTTCTTGCTTGGCAGTCTCAGAGATTTTTGTTAACTCACATAGATGTCGCTTTTGTGAGTCTATTCTAGTCTGTACTAATTGTAACTCATGGCTGTTACCAGATATAGCTTCTTTAAGCATAGAAGTTTTTTCTTTTAAAATGGTATTCATTTTAGAAAACACATTAATATCAAGAAGATCTTCGATAACTTCTCGCCTCGTGGATGCAGGAAGTTGCATAAAAGGAATAAAACTGCTACTTCCTAACACCACGATTTGATGAAAAGTTTTGTGATTTAGTTTGAGTATATTCTGTTCTAGAATTTTTTGATATTCTTTGGCATGAGAGTCTTGATTGATCATGGTATCACCTTGCCAGATCTGAAACACTGACGGTTTTAAACCACGAACAACTTTATAACGTGCACCGGCGACGGTAAACTCAACTTCAACAACAGTTCCTTTGTTGTTGACACTATTAATCAATTGTATTTTATTGATATTACGATGTGCCTTTCCAAAGAGGGAAAAAGAAAGAGCATCAAGCATAGTGGATTTACCCGAACCATTTTGACCTACAATGAGAGAGGTTGCGGTCTCTTCTAAATTAAGGTTCGTAAAATTGTCGCCGGTGCTTAAAAAGTTTTTATATTTTAACGTATGAAATGTTATCATGCTATCTCTAGTGATTGCGCCTCAATCATTAATTCACGTACTTGTGTCTTAATTCGTTCTTTGTTTAGATCTGTATCTACCGCATCGATATAAGTATACAACAAATCGTCCGTAGAGTCAAGGTTTATTTTATCATCATCAACCTGTTTGCCTGCAAAATCTTGAAAATTTTCGGCAATCTGAAGACCATGGATCTTCTTCATGTTAATTCTGTCGATAAACTTCTCAAACTCTTGAGGTTTAGTTTTGTTAATTACTATAACTTTAATAAACTTATTATCGAGATTGTTAACATTTATCAAAGACTGTTTCTGTTTAGTATCATCATAAAGAATCTTTTCGAATAATGTGATAGGGTTTTCCACAGCTGAAAGTTCCCTAGTGTCCGTATCTAAAATATGAAAATATTTTCTATCTTTAGCGTCCGACCAAAAAAATTCCATCTGACTGCCTAGATAATGTATGTTACCCTGATTACTTTTAGTATGAAAGTGTCCAGACAATACCATATCAAATCGTCTAAACGCATCTGCAGACATGCCATCATTACAGGTCACCCCTTTCTGCATTTCAAATCCAGTTAATTCTAGATGAGCACCAACAACATCTGCCTTACAGGTATTAAGAAATTGTTTGGTCTTTTCTTCATTCTCAGTATTGATCCAAGGGATTAACGCAACGTTCATTCCATCATAGTTAACCACTTCAGGTTTCTCAATGATACGAACCTCGTTCATATAATGGCCAAGCAGTTCTTTAAGGGAGTTTAACTGATTGGTGTTTTTGTAGTAAACATCATGATTGCCTGGGATAATATCCATATGGATCCCACGATCCCGAAGTTGATCAAGAAATATGCGGCGATTGTGGTTAAGTGCCTTGAAGTTAATTGAAGTACGGTTTTCATAATAATCACCTAAATGGAGAATTTTATTTATACCGTGTTCCTCTAAATATGGAAAAAATATTTCTGAATAAAATCTTTCTTGATAGTTCATAAAAATTTCTGAACTATTTCTAATACCTGCATGAGTATCATTTAAAATTGCTACTTTCATTTCATAAACCCCGTAAGATCTGAGTCCACATGACGAGTTCTTTTCTTTTTTATTTTTTGACTCTTAGCAAATTCTTTAACTGTTTTATCTTTTTCCTTAACATAATCAATGCGTTCTCTGAGATCATCAACAAAGGCCTGAGTCTGTCTAGAGGCATGATCATTATCAATTTCTTCAGCGACAAGTAATTCTATTCCTGACTCTGACAAGTATTTTAATTTAATGTCTTGTTGTTTCTTTTCCTTTTCAATACGTCTCAAGAAGGCGTACCAAGAGATCTGAGTGAAGTAAGCGAATGCATTGGGTTTCCCTGTACGTGTAGCCGTCTCCAGATTATAATTCTCAATTGCTTTCAAACAGTTCTCAACTGCGTCCATCACCATCTCTTCTCTGTAAGTATACCGCACAAAGTTTGCCTTGTGCGACAAACCCTCTGCAATTTTTAAGAAACATCTTGCAATATAATCTGTTACGACAGGTTTTATTTCTTGTTTTTCTTTTGCTTCAAGCGCAGTTGTAACATAATCAACCACCGCTTGAGAAAATTCAGCATTGTTAACGTAGTGTGGTTTATCTTTAGGTTTCATAGGTATACCTCATAATATTTCATTCATTATACAGTAAAAAAAATATTTTGTCAACGCTTGACAAACATAATGTTTTTGTGTTATACTAGAGCTTAACTCGCCGGGGAAAGAATAGAATATACTTAATTAATGGACAGTATCATCTGTAGGGAATTTAATAATGTTGGATGCCGATTTATCAGAATCAATACGTTGATTTATATTTTTAGAGTCTTTTAATCCAAACAATTGTTTTAAAGATTCAGATAGTTGTTTAAGACCATTTAATTTATATTTTTCATACTCTTCTAATCTATTTTTAGTGACTATAGCAGATTCTTTTAATGCAATATTATATTGATCAACTAGATATTCAGTAGGCCGATTCATTGTTATAATATGATCACTGTTCATCATCACATAATCTTTATCATCTTCTAAGAAATGGATCCATGCTCTAAATGCATATGCTCGATCACCACCATCATATTCATAATTAACAATAGTCATAGCATTACGAATAATCAATTGATTGGAGCCTTCATCAGGCCACTCCATAACCTCACAGACAATCTCGCTGCCGTTAGTTAATTTAAACTGTGCTAAGTCTTTTTGATTATCCATTATAGTTTTAACCTAGTTAACTTATGTTTAAACTTTTCACTATTATATATCTTAATTCTTTCTGCACTATGCCGCAAAGTAAAATTAGGTTTGCCCTTTGACCTTAAATCATCTGCCAAGTCGTAAAGCTTCGTTGTTCTTCCATCATCTGACAATCGTAGACCTCTACCAATAGACTGTAACACTCTGATTTGTGATTTACTGGGAGATGCGAAAACAATATTGTGAATGTTTTTAATATTGATACCAGTAGAAAAGGTACCAAGACTAGCAATAACAATTGAATTGTTCTGAGTTTCAACGATATTACGAATTGCTTCTCTGTCATTGGTTTTTGTTTCTCCTGACACATAGAACAGTTTTCTTGCTTCATCTATTTTATCCTCAACTAAATCTCTTAAAACTTTACCGTGTTTATCTACTAAATTAAAAAGTACAAGTGTATTGCCATCAAGAGACAAAGCAAGATTTCTAATAAAGTTGTTGCGTTTTTTATTTCCCACTAAGAAATCAATTTCTTCCTGATACGTGCACCCGTATAATCTATCCGCATCTTCTTTCAAATGTTCCAAAAGAATAATATCTATATCTAAACTAGCTAGTTGGTTCTTCTCTTGTAAGGTGGATGTAGTGGTCACTCTGTGCACTGGACCAAACAGGCCTTCTAAAACTAACTTATGTACCTGTGTTCCATCTAATGTGCCTGTTGTACCAAATCTATAATCAGCGTTGTATGATTTGTTCATAATAGATGATAATGATTTAGATTTAAAGCCGTGAACTTCATCCCCAAATATGCAACCAAAATCTTCAAACCATTTAGGCCCGAGTTTATAGATAGACTGCCATGTAGTAATGATTATTCGTTTATTTGTTTCTTTAAGTTTACCACTGTATATTATATGAAACAAATCTGGGTCACAACCATAGTCAGTGAAGTCTTTCAACATTTGTTCTACCAAAGATGTTGTAGGAACAATAACTAAAACTTTCTTATCATGATTTTGTAAATACCAACGCATCAACAAATAAATAATAAGTGATTTGCCTGAACCTGTGGGTGATATTAAAATAGATCTTTTGAATTTAATTGCATGACAAACAGCATCATATTGATAGTCACGTGGAGCAAATGGCAGATTAAGAGTAGATATCCATTTCATTGTTTCTATATGATTGACTTTATTGGTATCATAAGGAAGACCATAAGGACCATCTAAAACCTTAATACCATAACCACGTTGCATACAAAATTTTTTAATTGACCAATAAAGACCAGCATTAATTTCACCGTTGGTCCGGTTCAACATTCTAATCTTACCGTCCCAGCGCCTTGCTTTTACCGCAGGCATAAACTTAGCACCTGGAACTTCGAATGTAAAATATTCAGATAACTCAGACGCAACGGATTGATCACAGTCTGTCAACTGCAACATCGCATGATCTTTTAATCTAAAAGTTATAGTTTGCAACTAGAACCCAGCCTCAAATTGTTTCCATTTTATAATATTACCGATTGTTTGATGACGCCATTTAAGATTTTCAACAATCTCTTTTAGAGTATCTATGAAAGTTTTTAAGTATTGTATTTTAGCTTCACTTGCTACAAGTTCAGGATCTGCTTCAACATAATGTTCCATCTCACCTTTTAGAATCTTCAGTCCGTCAAACGGGTCTGGATCCCATCCCAATTCAAGAACTTCTTCATGTGCCATTTTACCTTGATACCATAACCACTTTTTTTTCATGAGTTCTTTCTGTTTAAATTCAGCATCTTTAAGACGCAACTTTACTTGACTCAAAAGTCCAAGATATTTTGCATGTAGTTCGGGAGTAATTCTAGATGATTCATCGATAGATGACAAGTCAATACGACAATCTTTTGACCATTGTTCTAACACTTGTTCTAAATTCATTAAGCAATCTCATAGTAAAATATATTTAATTATATCATAAAAATTCAAAATAATCAAATCTGAATGTCATTGGGGCAGTTATATATGTGTCTTCGTTGGTCGATGCTAATTGCACATCACCTAAACTAATAGGGAATGCGTTAACGTACTGGAATTGCCGGTTAGAATTATTTGAACTAGTTAATATTTGTACTCTAATGTCACAATAATCTGATAAAGACGTATCATTTTTTTTATAGAGAACTCCAGAATTTAAATTGTGTTTAGTTTCTACTATCTGTTCCATCCAATTATATATTTCTCCGTAAACATTCATCTGTTCGTCAAGGATAACATCTAAAGTTACAGATCCAAATTGAATTGCATCACCAATAAAAGGCACAGAACCTATTCTAGGTCTTCCAATTTCAGTAGCTTCTAACTCCATACTTGGGTGAGTAATAGACTGAGACATAAAAGACAAATATGGTAACCTATTTTTCGACACAACAACCTTGAACCCTGTAGGTTGTAAGAAATTTGTTTGACAATAGTCTTGCATACAACACCTTTAGTGAATAACTAAAATTATTTATACGTAAAAAAAAGGGCGCCGAAGCGCCCTAAAACATATTATTGTTTTTATTAGATATCTTAAGCGAGAATATTGTCTACGCGGAAGATTCTGTAGTACTGGTTAGAACGAGCTGATCCTAAACCTACTCCATTAGCAGCGCCAGAAGCACCTTCAGAGTAAGGGTTAGATACCATACCATAACGAGTCTTGAACCCGATACGTGGTTGGAAGTCATTCTCGCCAACAGCACGTACCATTTGGAGAGGTACGTAAGGGCAGTAGAATACACCAGCGTCATAAGGATTGGTGCCTTTGTAACCAACAGTTACATAGTCAGCAACCGCATATGGGTCGATGTAAACTTTAGTGCGACCGTTGAGAACACCAGCGAAGGTGTTACCAGTGTCATCTACGTTCAAAGAAGTAGATAGAGCAGGTGCGTAATCAAGCATACCAGCTGCAGTCAAGGCAGTAGCAACATCTGAAGAACAGATGATGAAGTTACCCTTACCACGACGAGTTTCTTTAGCGATTACGTTACACTCACGCTCCAATTGAACCAAAAGTCCCTTGAACTTCTCAACTGACCAACGACCATCAGCGTCAGTAGCGAGGTCAAAGATACCAGCAGTCTGGATACCAGGCTGTCGTGAACCAATCTTCGCTTGGCTGTTGATAGTTCGGATAACTTCACGATTAATTTCAGCAAGAATCTCAGTTGACAAAATGTTTGCCAATTCAGTTTCAGCGTCAAGACCGTGGATTGCCTTAAGATCTTGAGCAAGTTCTAAGGTGTACTCTGCTTTCAATGCACGAGACTTAGCAACAACGCTAGTCTTGTCAATGGTGAAACCCATTTCATGGAAAGTGCGACCAGGATCCCCCGCCGCGTCAAGTGCACCAGTGCCTAAGTTTTCAGCAACAGTCGTTGACATTGCTCCACCAACCGTAGGTACGTAAAGATCGCCTGAGTCAACAATAGATGAATCAGCTTTATCACCAGCTCCTAGGCCAGGATCAGAAGCACCGACCAAACCAGAAGGACCACGAGCATTGTGTCCATCTACAGTTGAGTCACCTGAGTAAGCAGTTTGAGCTTCGTTGAACAATGCTTCTGTACCAGCTGCACCAGCACCAGCACTTGGAGTCTGGTATTGTGAACGCATTGCAAAGATAAGACCAGTAGGACCAGTCATAGGTTGTACGCCACATACGTCATATGCCATCAAATTAGGCATAGCACGACGAACAAGGGCGATGAGTACAGGGTTCCAGTTATCAGCTGCACCACCAGTTGCAACTGAACCAGCACCAGCTGCGTTACCCGCAACTTCATTAATTACACCCTGTTCGATGAGGGCTTTTTCTTGGTTCTCAAGTACTGCAGCTGTTACACTACGACGATGTGAGTCAACAATTTTACCAGCAGACTCTTCGTTAAGTACTGGAGACCATTTTTCTACTAATCGATCATACGATTCCATAGAGATACTCCTTATTTATTTGATTTCTTGATTGCGGAAAGGTACTGTGACATTGCAGAAGAGACTTCAACAGTATCATCAGACCAATCGTCACCTGTTTCTTCAGAAACTTCTTCAGTGATTTCTTTCTTAAAATAAGACTCTTTAACAGTCTTAACTTTATTGGCGAAAGATTCTTCATCTTCGAAGTCTAATGATTCAACTAATGACTTTAATTTTTCAACTTCAGTTTCGGCCATATCACGAGCACTTTCGCGAACGATTATTTCACGTTGATATGCTTCCAATTGTGAAGACATTTCAATTACAGAACCAGTTTGAGCATTAAGTTTTTCTTCAAGCTCTTTAACAGTTTCTGCAAGTTCATCAACTAGGTCAACCTTAGTTTCAGGAACATCGATGTAAGATTCAACAAACAGGTCTTTCAACGAGTTCATAAAACCTTCAGCGATCTCAGTGCGAAGACCAGTCTCCACAGCAAGTTTGTTTTCTTCCATCCACTGTTCAACTACGTAGTTGAGGTATGAATCAACCTTTTCCACGAGATCAGAACGAGTAGATTCAAGTTCTTCTTCGAGGCGAGTTTCATATTCATCTTCTAACCGAAGTACCTCTTCTGAGATTTTCGATTTGATAGCAGTTTCGAAAATTACAGCAGTTTTCACTTTAAACTCATCTGATAATGTGGCTTCACTTTCTACTAAAGCATTAAGGTCATCAGAAAAATCATAAGATGTTTCAAAAACTTCTTCATCTTCTTCTGTAATTTCTTCGACTTCTAATGCATTAAGAAGAGCTTCGAGATCTTCTTTCTTCATTGATGCCATTGCTTTGTAACCAGCGTTAACCATTGCTGCTTTGGATTTAGATCCATTACCTTGCGGTGCCGGTTCATCTTTTCCATCTTTATCACCTTTGCGCTTGGGTGCTTTCTTAGTAGAAGCAGTTGCTGCTACTGAAGCCACACTTTGTGCTTCGGCGTTTTTCATATCGTGAGCTTCCTCGACTTGATTGTCCTCGTCGTGAAGTTCAACATTGTCTTGATCAGACATACATGACTCCTATTTTTTAGACTTGAGCAACGAGAGGAAATTTTTAAACTCACGAACCTGCGTCTCATAAAGATGCTTTTTCGGAGCGACTTTAATTTCTGTCTCCATTTCTTCAATTACTTGAGGTTGAATAATGCCATTATTCCATACCCACTCTACGCCTTCCATTATGCCATTGACAAATGCGGCCGGAGCGGATGGATCTTGTACAATATCGATTGTATTTAACATAAAATCGTCACGTACATAATTGACACCATTTTTACTCTCAAGACTACCCATACCACGAGTTGACACTCCTAGTTGAACGCCACCTTCAAGAAGACCTTTTACAATCTGTCCCATAGGAGTATCCAAAATTTGTGCCTTTCCAACAACATCATTACCTTTCCATTCAAGGGCGGTAATGAGATGAGAAACTTTATCAAGATTCACTGTAGGTCCTTCAGGATGATTTAACTCACCGACAGACCTTTTTTGTGACACTTGTTCGGTAACATACTTATCTACAGCCTTTTCCATAATAGGACGAGGATAAATACGACCATTTCTATTCTTTTGTTCTGCTTGTGCAAATACACCTTCGATAGCAAACGATTTAGGTTTGCCATCTTTACCTTCAGTGATAACAGTCTCAATTGACTGATCAATGTATTCTGCCATTAATTTCATTTACATTTCCTTAGCAAAAGTAACACCCATCTTTTCAGCTTCTTTTTGGTTACGATAGGTATCCAATTTATCTCCGTCAATGTAAACAGAGAACCCTTTCTTATCTTTATGAATCATAACAGTATGTTTGTTAACCTTTCTCTGGAAAACATGTTCTCCATCAGGCATCTTTTTTTCTCGTATGTTCTTAAAAGATTTCATAACTATTATTTATACAATCTTAATCTTCAACGGGTTCTTCACTTTCTTCAGGTTCATTGTTATAAATTTGACCGGCAATTCTTAATTTAGCTTGGTCTAACGCATCTTGCAACCTATCACTGACCATATCATCGAACTGTGTATTAGCCTTTGTAAACTCTTTGTTTTGAATTGCATTTATAAAATCATTAATATTGTTTTTTTCTAAATCGATATCATTAGGGGTAACCTCACCAATAACACCATCTGGTCCTAAATCTATCTCATCAAATGTTTCTGTATCTACTTCACTCATTTTATATCCTCGCTATGTAAGATGTTTTCTTCAAGTTATCTTTTAGTTTTTTACCAGTAGAACCTGCTATGTTGTGTTCTGAAAGTAACTCATCCCAAACCTGATCCGCAGCTGCATTTGCTATTGCAGCAACATCATCAGGTGTGATCGCAACCGAAGCTGCTTCAATTGTAATTAAGTCGACGATGTTTGATCTTACCAATGACACCGACACACCTTCAGCAAAAAAGAACGGTGTTTCTCCTGCTTCTCGTGTATATAGGTTTCCTTCAATCGTCAATGTATACGATGATTTTGACGCAAAAGGTTGTATTCTCCATTTGTTTTCAAGGAAGTATGTAGTACCCAAATCTTGAGTATCAGTAATAGGGTCACCACCAACAGCAGTAAATGCTTTAGCCCAAACTCTAGGTTGGGGTGCCTCTTGTGCAGCAACATTCCATTCCTTCCACGCACTGTATAGATCTTCTTTTACGTCAAGTACTGTAACACCTTCATTAACAAATATTGTTCTTGTTGGTCCATCGAATGCAACCTTTTGATTCGGATATCCACCCTCATCAGCAGGAAGCCAATTCCATCGAGTCCCATAAAACTGGTGAATAGAAGGCATTACTGAATAATCTCTTTCCAGTTTACAGTAACCATCAGTTTAACGTTATTGTGTAAAGCTGTTCTTGTCTTAGCATAGAATGACCAGATAATTCTTGAACCTCTAAATCCTTTGATGTATGAGCTACCGCCCGGCCATGCTGGAAGACCTGAAGTATCAACTGGATTTGAGAATGTATCGGTAGTTCTGTCATAGTCATTGTAGACTTCAAACTGATTTGCTGCAATTGGCTTCACATAGTAGTAAACACCACCAAATGATTCCCAACCCGCTGGGGCGTCATAAACTTCGTACTGTTGGTTTTTGTCTACGTCTGATGCATACTCTGCAATGTTAAACGGAAATTCTGCAGCACCTGCCGCAATCGGGTCACGTACTTCGACTCTTTCACCCGATGCAACTGTAATCACAGCAGGAGAAGCATTTGTCACAGTTTGAATATTATTAACTACTGTACCGCCATCATCTGCAAAGTTTTTAACAGCGCCGTATTGCCAGTTATTGAACGTATCGGTTGTTTCTGTTTCGTAACGCCCAGCGAACATTTCTTGAAGAAGAACTTTGCCGTTTTCGTAAGATGTAGCCGAAGAGTCTACCTCTACTGAAGTGCCAGGAACCGCTGAAAAATCAAATCCTGTGGCGACAGAGTTAATCTCTGCTTTGAGATCGAGTACTGCGTCTAAACTAAGACCTTTGCCCGTTGTGGCAATACCGCCGTCGAATCCAGCATCAAATGCGTATGCGGTAACCGATGTCGGCATATATAACGTATGGTTTACTTCTCCGTTTGGTAGTTCTACTTTTGGAGAAATAGAAAAGAGGTATTGCCAATTGTCTGAAATATTTGCAGTGATAGTTGCGTGTTGCGTTGCATAGGTTGCTGGTGTGCCTTTCTCATTAAGATCTAATGTTGTCTCAGTCCATACTGACGCAGACCATGTTTCAATAGCAGTATCATCTGTTGGGCCTGTGACTGCTTTTATGCTCCAACATGTAGGCAACGAAGCAGTTTGCGACATAGAAACTTCATAGTTGTTACCATGATAGTACGAATGCATTACAACACGAGCGCCGTTGATGTAGGTACCAAATCGTACTCGACCCGCACCATGCCATTGAACGTCAATCCAGTAGATGTTATCTTTTGATAAGTCTAATGTTGCCTGTGAATCACCAGATCCATCGACTTTATCACCGTTCCAAGTAGATCGTGCAATTACATTATCTACTCTACTGCCTGTAGTAGAACTTCTAATAACAACACTTAGATCATTGTTTTGGTCAAGTCTAAACATGAAACCGTTGTTTGCATCAAACATACCCCAGTTTCTCACACAACCTGACGGACCACCCGTGTTATTCAGTCGTGCAGTGGCCATGTAAAGGTGTGAACTACCAGCAACATAGTGGTGATATAGATTACTCGAACAAGAAGCAAATCCTTCGTTCGTTACATGTTCAGGATCAGTAGCTCCCGGCACTTTTATTGTGACTGAGTTTCTGTCGTTATCATAAGTAACAGAACCGCCGTTCAATTGTGTGGGAGAGAAGTTATTGTCGAGAATTTCTTTCTGACCGAATACATAATCACCAATGTGAGTAGCGCCTGATGTACGGAATTTACCCCATGCGTCTAACTGAGGAAGACCTTCTGCGAATCTAATATTCGCTGAACCTGTGATGTCAACATCCATTCCGTATTCTGGATTGTCATAACCCATAATGTTCTGTGCTGGTATATAGACATCGTAGAATGCGGCTACTTGAGCAACTGGAGTGCCATTGTAAGAGATGTTAGCGTTAACGGTTGGCTCAAGATTTTCATACTTTGCAGCCTTATTGTAGTGAACAGCAAGAATACCAGTGCCATCACCTTTATCGTAAACGCCATGCACGTGCATCATTCCAGTACCACCGAAACCAGCAATCATATACATTTGGCCAATTTGCCAAGTATGATCGGTCGATCCACCAGATACAGAGTTGAATGTCTTGTACTCAATTTCGGCAGTGTGTATCATGTACACACGGTCGCCAGTACTCTCCGGTGGGATTCTAGTGTATCTTTTATCTCCGAGTGCCATTTTTAGATCCTGTTAAATTCGGTTGTTATCTTTCTATTTATACTTCAAACGCATCGAAGTTTCTGTCAACAACTTGTGACAATGGAAACGAATTGTTTGTTGATGAGATTGTTTGATTCAATTGGTAAATGGGTAGACTACCCACTCTGAATGCTAAGATGTCTACTACTGTGCCCGTTGAAACCTCAAAGGTATATGAAGCATCTACTTTTTCTACTGTGACTGTTTCGCCTGGAGAGTCTATTATATCGGGTAATTTACTAGTCGAAGATGCAACGTCAGTAACGTTGATTGCCGATGCCGTGGGTGTGCCCACTACCGTATAGGTATCAAAAATCCTAAGATCATTTCTTTGGGTTACTCGAACTTGGTCACCATCTACCAGATTCATCGTCGTGAAATCTGTCGTACCTGTTCTAAGTATTTGTGTTATATTTGCACCGCCACCAGTGTCTAACTCGATGTCTGTTCCTGTGACTGCTGAAAGAACGTCTTCATCAAACAAAGTGGTGGGTGCTGCTACCGCAGATGAATAGGGTGATGGGTTTTGTAGAACTGAAACTTCTGTGTTGCCTAGAAGACCAGAGACTGTTGCAGTCACCGCAAAGACTACTGTTGTAGTCGATGAAGCGGCATTACGTACCGTAACGTTAGTGCCACCGACAACGTTAATTGTTACTGCTCCACCAGAGTTGTTGAATACCATCGCATCGGTGCTACCGCTTGCTGGTGTATTGTTTGTGCCTGGATTTGCAGTTGAGTAACCAGAAAAATTCCAATCGGTAAATGTATATGTACCCGCCGCAGTAATCTCAACACCATGACCAGTACCATCACTGGTAAATGTCAAATTTGTCTGATTAGTTGAGTTGCCAGAAGCATCAAGTAAGATTGCACCATTGGCATTACGACTACCATTAATTGAACAATTTGTAGCAGTAATTGTTGAGAAATCTATTTGCCCACAGTTAATAAATGTGCTGCCAAGTACTTGTCGAGTTGTTCCACCTGTAACTGGCCACGAGATTGTTCCCATGTCAATATACTGTGTGTCTTGAATGTTCATGATGTCCATGTTATTATCAGTATAATCCCAGATAGCAGGTTCACCCGAAGATACAAGTACGCAGTTGTTTAAGACAAAAGAGTTGGTGCCTGTTGTATTGCCTATCGTTCTAAAAATAAAATGACCCGTTCCTAACTGTTGACCATCGAAATAAATCTGAGAGTCACTTTGTTCAAAGTATGAATCCGATGTTCCTGCATCACCCCATTCCATAGACGCATAAAGTGTGAATGATGAACCAACACCTCTACCGAATAACCCCCATCCACCCGTTGAAGGGTTATCATCCTGTGTTTGTAATGCGGCTAAAGTTATGGGTGTACCAGATGTTCCTGCATTAATTGTAAACGCATAAGACCCGTTGTTGATGAAGGTCATTCTATCAAGGAATAAGTTATCAACATTACCACGAGCGGCAATAGCGTGAATTGAACCATAACCCACCGAACCTATCGCAGTAAATGTTGGTGCACCATTACCTCGATGTTGAATTACGGTGAGACCTGTTCGGTTTGAGACATCTAATCTCAAACAGTAGAACTGCTTTCCTAATACCAGTCCGGGGTTATCGTTACCACCGATAACATACCCTTGGTTTGGATCATTGTTAGCGTCACCATTTCCCAAAACAACTTGCATTCCATTAAGTGCTTCAGTTTGAACTAGGTTGTCTTTAATAATAACCCAAACAGTGGCATCGGACAAATCTAAGTTAAGGTTTGTTCCCGCTGAATTTTGATGTGCAATCAAAAATTCTTGAGCATTTGAAAACTGAGCAGAAATACTAGAAGTGCCTTCATAGAAGATTTCTGTATCGACAGCGCCCACATCAGAACCATCGAATTCAGCTGTAGGTCCTTCGCAGTTATTGATTTGTGTTCGGTTATCGACAGCCATTTAGTCCTCTAAATCCAATGCAGTCTTAACTGCTTGTGACAGTTTCTCTGCACCTTCTGCTTGACGTTTCTCTTCCATTTCTTTTTTGTAAGCAAGAACTTCTTCGATTTCAAATTCCCACGAAGAATCGGGGTTGCCGTCCACAAACTGGACAGTACCGTCATCATTGTATATCATATCGGTAGGAGTAACGTAGTGTGCTGTTAGATTATCACAGGATTGTGATTTCATTAGAAGCTCGTCTTCGGTTAAAGACAAAATCTCAGCAGCATTAGAAATTGATATTCTCATAATTTATCCTTTAGTAAAAAAGTGGGGGGAGAAACTCCCCCCGTTCACGTTTATTTATTAAGGCGCGTAGTTTCTTTCGAGCGGGGCAATGACCGAGAAGTCTTGACCAGACGCATCAGCAATTGTAAAGTTTGATGATATCCATTGTGCTTTATCCGTTCCTACCGCACGAATTGTGACAGGTACCTCAGTTTCAGTAATTCTGTCTTCTTCTGCACCTTGATTGGGTTGGGTATTAGCAGTGTATGCAAACGACCACTCATACTTACTATCAGCGTTCAAAGCCGGAGTACCAACTCCACTCGCAAGAGTTCCTTGAATTTCATTGTTCGTAGAATCCAAAACAATGACCGCATCAGGCGAATCGACAGGGTTGAACCGTAAGAATCCAGTTGCTGTCTGACTTGTTGCATAACCACCCTGATTAGACAAATCGTCAATATATGATACACTTATCACATCACCACCACCAGCAGAAACACCGCTAGTTACTTTAAATACGCCGTCTAGTCCAGCATTAGTGAATCCGGTAAACTTCATATATGAATCAGTGTCGATGTCGTATGTGAAGTTTCCTGCATCACGAGTAATAGTACCAACACCCGCTGCGTTACCCGCATAAGTCAACCCTGTTGAAGCCGCTTCTTCGTGTTGTTGAGTGTAAGTAAAGAACATGGTGAAGGATGCAGCTGCATCTGCCAGTAAGTTACTTGTTGCAAGATCCCCAAAGGAAATGAATCCAGTTGCAATTTTCGGAAACGCTTCAAGGTCGCCATCATTGTCACGGAGTTTAACATTACCAATTACACCACTTGGCCAGTTGTAGAATAGTACACCAGTACCATCTGTGACTGTTGCTCTATCTAAGTTACCGACACCCCATTGCGCAGAATTTGGCGTTAGAAGGTTTACTGATTCAAGAACAGCACCAACAAACTTCAACATGGCATCAGAAGTCTTACCATTCTGGGTTCCAGTGTTACCAGCTTCAATATCTGAATCAAAATCAATAGAACCACTCTGACGTAATTGATATTGTACCCAAGAGTATAATTCTTTCAGAGTCAATTGACCATTTGCAGAAGAACCATCTCGTGCATTAATTGTAACACCGAATGATGAGTTTGCATTATTCAAGTCAGTAGTAAAGTACTGTCCTGATACTTGATCCAAGTTATGGAATATGATGTGAGGTCCGTTAATAAACTTAACGTCTTCAGCGCCAGCAGTTGTTACTTGGATTGCTTTATTTAATGTGATTGTCGTCGCGTCATCTACAGAGTCTACTCTTGTACCACCAGCAAAAATTTCATTACCTCCAATTTGTTCACTGTATACATATGAACCCACAACAATACCTGTGGTGTCGGCAACATTCAAAGTTGTTCCGCTGTTTACACCAGTAATTGTCGTATCAACAGTAACTGCATCATACTTTTGACCAGCACCATTGGCAGCTTCAATCTGTACGTCTGTAACTGTAGGAGTAACACCATCTGCAGCCAAATAATCAAGGTCAGTCGCTTCACTCAATGGGAAACGATATACTTGGAAGTTAATGTTACCAGTACCAGTACCACCAGCATCTGGAATACCAATGTCTGGAGTGGAAGATTTACCGTAAGTCTTTCCTTCTGTTCTAATGAAAAGAGAAAGAACTTGATTAGTAAAATCACCAGCATCGTCAACTGCATTGTCAATTTGAATCGCTTCGTTGACTGGTCCAAGGAAATCAAAATCCACAGGAGATGTCCAAGTTTCAGTAGAAGTGTCGTAGAATGCGTAGTAAACACGATCACCCATGA